TGCAGGTACAGATCTTGCAACAGACGTAGAAGTATTTTTTGATAAGATAAATCCATTTGAAGAGATTGCACAGGAAAAAGCAGCAGGTAGATTAGTTGAAGCTTTGATACAAATTGGAGTTCCTGGATCTATAGGTTTTAATGTTGCACGTAAAATGGCAACGAAAGCTTTGTCTGGTAAAAAAGCTAATAAATATTTAGATCTTAAAAGACCTGACTTATTAAAAGGTGCAACCAAAGCTGATGAATTAAACAAAGCAGCTAGAACAAAAAGATTTGCAGCAGCAGTTGCTGGAGGTGCAGCGGGGGAAACGCTTGTAGCAGATGTTGAAAACATTGGAAGTATTGGAGATGTACTTGGTGGTCCAACAAACTTAGATGATGAAGCTTTAGCTGATTCATCAAAAGATGCTGGTAGAAAATTATTAAACCGGGTTAAGTTTGGTGGTGAATCTTTATTTATCACACCTGTTGTTTATGGAGTAGGTAGAGGAATTAAAGAAGCTGCTACTACAGGTAAAAATATTGAATTTAGTAATTCAAGACTTAGTAGATTTTTTAATAGTGTTTTTAGTGCAGTGAGATCTAGAGGAGCTAAACCACAAAAAATATTTGAAGAAAAAATGGCTGAAAAAGGAGCCACTATGGCTGACTCTAATGAAGCAATGCAGTTGGTTAAAGAAATAGATAAGCCACTTAATAAAATGTTTCCAACTGTAAAAACTATTTTTAATCAATCTACTGGTAAAGAAAAATCAGAGGTATTAGAAAGTATTAATGATGCTATGTTTTCTGGAGACTTAACTAAAGGTATTAAAGATGATGTAGTGATGGATCTTACAGAAAAATTAAAAGTAAAAGGATTAAAAAAACCAGAAATTAATGAATTGTTTGGAACATTAGGTAAAGCAAGAAATGCTTTTACTACTCTTATCTCAACAACTAGTAAGTTAGGTGGGGACATGACAAACATTAAACCACTAAAAGAAATAATGGGTCAAAGGGTAAAAGATTATTTAGGTGGAACATATAGAATTTTTGAAGATAAACCTATATTACCTTTTGTAAGATATACACCAACAGGTGATGCATATAAAAATGCTAGAGAATTATTTATAAGATACGCAGCTAAAGCTGGTAGACCTTTTGATAGTATTAACCAAGTAGATGAACAATTGAATAGATTAGTTGATACTGCAATAGCAGCTAAGAAACCAAACTCATTACCATTTTTTAAATACACATCTAAAACTGCAGAAGCTGATGATGGTTTAACTAAAAAATTTTTTAAACAAATATTAGCAAAAGATGCTGAGGGTAAAATACTAACAGGTAAAAGAAGAGCATCTGCATTAAGTGGTGCTGGTAAAAAAGGTGATAGTATAACACCTATTGGAAAAGGTAGTAAAATATTCAGAGAATTTTTTGGTGAAATGTCTGACCCTAGATTTTCTCTATACAATGGTATGACAAGATTATCTAGTGTGGCTAGAAAAAATCAAATGTTTCAAAGATTAGATGATCAAGATTATTTTAGAAAACAAGCTGTAAAAGAAATAGAACAAGGTGGAGGAGTCGTTGCACCAGGAACCAAAGGATTTTTCTTTGGAACTAGAAACGCAGCAGAAAATAGTTTACCTAATCAAGAGATTGTAAAGTTAGATGACTATGTAGCTAATGCATTTAAAGATGACTACGCTGTTAATCCTTTAGCTGGTAAATATACATCACGAGCTATTGCTGATGGATTATCAGAGAGTGGTAAGATTTTAAAATTTTTATTTGAACCAAGAAAAGATGCAACAGGCGTCGAAAAACTAGCAACATGGGGCTATCGTAATTTAATTTTATTTCCAAAAGCTGCATCACAAGTAGCTAAAACAATTCTTGCACCAGTAACTCACTTTAGAAACATATTTTCTGCAACAGGATTCTCTGCAGCTAATGGTATCTTTTTTGAAAACCCTGCAGTAGTTGCAAGAGCATTTAATGAAGCATTGAAAACAGTTCAACCAGGTGCAGGTATTAAAAAATTTGCATCTAAATACACTCCTTACAAATATAGTGAACAAGAATTTAATGAAGCATATAGAAAATTTTTAAGACTAGGTGTTGTTAACTCTCAGACAAACGTAAATGATTTTAAAAATATATTAGGGGACCTTGGTTATGGTGGTAATTTAAATTTAGAAAAACCATTAGAATCTATGGGGAGAAAACTTTTAGGTTCAGCTGGACGTGGAGCTAAAGCTGTTATGAAGGGCGCTGAAGATTTATACACAGCTGAGGATGATATGTTTAAAATAGCTAACTACGCTGTTGAAAGATACAGATTAAAAAATGCATATAGTAGAGCAGGTAGAGAATTTACAGAAGATATGTTAGATAATGAAGCAGCGGACATTGTAAGAAATACCGTTCCAAACTATGCTTACGTGTCAGATACTGTTAGAGCACTAAGACGTCTACCTCTAGGTACTTTTATGTCTTTCCCGTCTGAGATATTAAGAACAACAACTAACATTGGTCAAAGAGCTATTAAAGAAATAAAAGATCCAGCGTTAAGAAACATTGGTATTAAAAGATTATTAGGTATGACAACTGTATTAGCTGCAGCGCCTTATGGAATACAAAAAGGTTTCCAATCTTTATACGATGTTACTAACGAAGAACTTGAAGCTATTAAAAGATACTTACCTAAATGGTCAGAGAACTCAACTATCTTACCTATTAGAGATGAAGAGACAGGTGATTTAAAATACATAGACTTTAGTCATGGTAATGCATATGACATAGCTATTAGACCCTTACAAACAGTATTAAATAATATTCAAAATGGAATTGAGGATGAAGAAGTTTTAATGCAAGGGTTGTTAGAAGGAATGGCTTCAGCTGCTGGTGAACTTGCATCACCATTTATATCAGAATCTATTTACACAGAAGCATTAACAGATTTAACATTAAGGAATGGAGTAACAGATGATGGTAGAGCATTATGGAATGACAATACTCCAGGTGGTGACAAAATTAAAATTGGTATTGATCACCTCGCACAATCAATGTTACCTTTTTCATATCCACAGTTAACAAGATTGTATCAAGCAGCAGCTGATAAACCATCAGGTCGTGGTGAGTTCTTTGAATTACCTGACGAGCTTTTAGGTTTTGCTGGATACAGAGCTGTTAAACTAGACCCAGTTAGATCAATGGGATTTAAAATTTCTCAATACCAAAGAGGTATTAGAGAGTCTAGAGGTTTGTTTACAGGAGGTGCAGACTCATTGTTAGCTGGAGGACCTAAAACTCCGGTGGAAGTTATAGATAAATTTATTAAAGCAAACGAAGCAAAATTTAATGTACAAAAAGATATGTTAAAAAATCTTGAAGCTGCAGATATATTGGGTGCAGATGAAGATGATATCTTTACAGAGTTTAGAGACAGACAATTAAGAGGAGATTACAGAGATATAATTAATGATAGATTTGATCCTTATTATCCATCAAGAAATATTAGAAAAGAATTTGCAGAAATAGCGGAGAGAATTGGAGAAGATAATCCATTTGAAGAAGTAGAAGATATACTACAAGACATAAGAGATGATTTAAGAGATATATCATTTCAAGATCAATTTGATATTGATATTTCAGATTACATAACTGATGATATGTTTTCTGCAGGTATACAAACACCACCTTTACCAGGGAATGTAACTTCAGCTATGCCTAACCCAGAAGTAATACAAACAGCCCAAGCTAACCTAAGTAATGTACCCAATAATGGAGGATTGACAGCAAGTGAAATGGCCTTATTATCTCCTGAAGAACAACAAATAAGGTTAAGACAACGTGGAATGATTTCATAATGATTGAACCAAAAACTCAAAGAGAACACATTATTTCTTTACAAGGACATATGACAGGCATGAAAAAAGATTTAAGACATCTACATCAAGATGTAGAAAAATTGGGCGGCAAGATAGACAAAATCTATTGGGTAGTTTTGGCTACAGTGGGGGCTGTAGCTTTTCAATTGTTAGACAAATACGTTTTTTAAATCCAAGCTTTTAAATCTTCGCCCATAATTTGAGTGGCGATATTTACTTTGTCACGTAAAGCTTTAACAATTTTAGTATCAACTGTTTCTTCAGTTATAATATCTATATAAGTCATAGGGTATTCTTGTCCAATACGATCAATACGAGCTTCTGATTGTAAACGTTTTTCAAGATCATAACCATTAGAATAATAAATCATTGTGCTAGCAGCGGTCAATGTAATACCATACCCACCTGTTTGAGTTGTGCCTACAAAAAATCTACACTTATCATCTTCTTGAAATTTTTTTATATTATCTTGTCTAACATCTTGAGGTGTAAGACCATAATAGTCTACGACTATGTCATCACTCTCATATTTTTTTCTAATAGCTTTTAAAATTGTGTCTACATCTTTTTGATAGTTAGACCAGATAACAACTTTACCTTCTACTTCAGATAATATTTCCATTAGTTCTGTTATTCTGTGATTAGGAATATCTTGTATAGTTCCATCATCAGCAGTGAAATGACCACAAGTAATTTGATGAAGTCTCATTAATTGTACCATNACATTGTTTGTAGTTAATGCTTTACCTTCTAACTCTGCCATTGCATATTTTTTCATAGCTTTGTAAACTTTNTCTTGTTGAGGTGTCATTGTTATTTGACGTTTCATAAAAGTTTTAGGAGGTAAATCTAAACAATCNTCTTTTAATACACGCATTGAAAAAGGTTCTATAAGTCTAGAAAGTTCTCCAAGATTTCTGTGTCCTATTACTACATTAACACTACGAGAACCAAGATTAATAGATTTCATAACAGAATATCTTGATCTAAAATCATAATAAGAATCTGTATTTAAGAGCCAAGATCCAAGAAACTCACATTGAGTGTATAAATCTAAAGGTGAATTAGTTACAGGAGAGCCTGTTAATATTCTTCTATACTTAGCTAAACTTTTTAATTTTAAAATATTCTTAGTTCTATTAGCAGTAGGTGTTTTTATACTAGTAGATTCATCTATGGCCATCAAAGCTTTATGTGAGTCTAAAAATCTACGTGCAAATTCTTTACCAAAATCATATGAAAAAGCTTCTACATTCATAATTAAAATGTGAAAGTCTGTGCCAGTTTGAAATAGTGTATTTAATTTTTTAGTTTGTTCACCTGATTTGTCTGAACTTTTCCAAAGAACAACTTTTTTATTTATATAATTTGGTAGGTGAGTAGGTATTTGATCTTCATACCAATTTTTATATACACCTTTAGGAGCTATTAAAAGCATACCATTTATAGAACCTTGATTGTAAAGCATCGCTGCATTATCAATTAAAACTTTAGATTTACCTGTACCCATTTCCATAAAGTACGCAAAATATTCTTTGTCCCAAGAACGCTCTAAGGCTTTTTGTTGATGAGCATAAGGCTCAGTTTTAAATTTATAATTTAACATTTACTTTTCTTTCTAAAAAGTTATATAGTGCATAGAAAGAAAAAAGTCAATGGATATAAAAGATTATAAAAAAATGATGGATCAGGTGACTAAAAAAGATCCTGAAGTTTACTTAGTGCAAGAAATACCTGTGTATAGAGAGGATGATAAATTTCATCCAGAAAAAGCTGGTAAACCTAAAATTGATATTACACCTGCATTAAAGTATGGCAAAATTAAGATTATGTTTCCACGTTTAAAACAAATGCAATTTTCTCCAGGACCAATGGTAATGGAAATAAAAAATTCATTAAAAAATTTTACAACAGATGATCATTTATTACTTTATGGCGATCCTGCCATAATTGGTGTGGTCTGTGCAGTAGCTTCAGAAATTACAAACGGTAAATTTAAATTATTAAAATATGATAGAAGACAATTTTCTTATTACCCAATCGAATTAAATATTTTTCAAAACTAGTTGACAATAAAAATTATANCTTTATATAGGATAGTGCAAATATAAATTTAAACTATTAAACTATTAAGGAATAAAATGACAATAAACTTTAGAGCTGATGCGCCTAGTCAGGTGACACAGACAGACCCTGAAAAACTTTCAGAGGAAATAAAAAAACTCCAAGACATTCAAGAACAAATTCAAAATTACCAGGACAGAATTAAAGATCTTAAAGAAAGTGAAACTTATTTTTCTGAAGTTGTAATTCCAGATATGATGAACACTATGAATCTTAAAACTATGAAATTAAAAGATGGTTCTGAGATAGAAATATCAAATAAATTTTTTGCCACTGCGTTAGCTGAGAAAAGACCAGAGGCATATCAATGGCTTCGAGAAAACGGACTAGGCAATATTGTGAAAAATGAAATCACAGTAAGGTTTGGAAAGGACGAAGATAACAAGGCGCAGCAATATGCTACCCTTGCAAAAGGTCAAGGTTATGAACCGGAACAAAAAGTTGCTGTTCATGCTTCGACTTTAAGAGTTGCTCTGGAGGATTTCCATTCACGTGGTGGTAAGATTCCTTCAGAGTACTTTAGTACGTTTGATGGATATCGAACGAAAATAACTAACAAACCAAAACAATAGACTAACAAAGGAGTAAACTATGGAAAGTCAAGTAACAAAGAAGGCTAATGCAGGTGCATTGGCAACAATCAATTTCAGAGCAGATGCAGGTAAAGGAGCTGAGGAGATTAAAGCAGATGACGTGTCAACACCGATTCTTAAAATCTTACACCAACTCTCTCCAGAATGTAATGAAAGAGATTCAAAACATGTAGAAGGATCTAAACCTGGTATGATTTATGCATCAGGGTTTGGTAAACTTATAAATGGGGAAGAGGGATTAGATGTTGTAGTTGCTCATACTCAAACTAGGTATCCTGAATGGCAGGAAAGAGGAGAGAGTTCGTCTGCTCCGGTAGCGACTCACTTAGAAATTCCAGCCGATGCTGTGGAAGAAAGAAATGGAAGATACAGATTACCAAATGGTAACTATGTTGAGAAAACTGCATACTTCTATGTACTAGCAATGGTAGATGGTGAGTTAAAACCTGCAGTGATCCCAATGAGATCTTCTAATTTGTCTCCAGCGAGAGAACTAAATAATCTTATTACGAATCTTAGATTCAATGATGATGGTGGTTCTTATAATCCAGCAACTTATTCATCTGTGTATAAATTAAATACAATGGGTAAAGTTTCTGGAAGTAAAAGCTGGCATGTTTATAAACCATCAAGAGTTAGACTTCTTGATGCGTCAGATAAAAATGATGCGTCTATTTACGAGATAGCAGGGAAACTTCAGAAACAAGTTTCTAAGGGTACTGCTAAACCTAAATATGATGCTAGTCAAAAACAAGAAGACATAGTATAATACACTGTTATGACAACGGCGCTGAAGGGAGACTGGAGGCGCCGTATAAATTATGAAAGAATTTAGAAAATATTTTGGTGGACTAGAAAGAGACTTTGGTTTCTGTAATGTAAACAATGGTTATCATGATCCACAAACAAACAAATTAAAATTTGATCCAGGTGATTATGGTTGGTCTAAAAGAAATATATCTGATCAAGATTATCAAGATCACTTAGATGGTAAACGTGCAATAGGTGTACAAGCCTGTGATGATAATGGTATGGCTAGCTTTGGTGCAATTGATATTGATCCCTCTGACTATTCTAGTTTTGATATTGGACATTATTTAAAAGTAATTCAAGACAAACAACTACCAGTAGTACCAATCAAATCAAAAAGTAATGGACTTCACATTTATGTTTTTACAAAAGAAAAAGTACCTGCAACTTTAATCAGAGAATTTTTACAAAACTTATTATTCTTATTTGGGCTATCATCTAAGACAGAAATATTTCCTAAACAAACACAACTAGGTATGAACCAAGACAACGTAAGAACCTCTGGTTCATTTATTAACTTACCTTATTTTAAAAAGAAAGAACGTAAAGCATTATTACCTGATGGAAAAGAATTAGAGTTTGAAGATTTTTTAAATGTAGTCAAAGATAATTTGCAAACAAAAGAATCATTAAAAGAAGTATCTGATAAAAAAGTAAAAGAAATATTAACAGGTGGACCTGATGATTTATTAGATGGTCCTCCATGTTTACAGATGATATGCAAACAGGTTCAGGAATCAGGGAACAAATTAAAAGATGAGAGAGATAGATTTTTATTTAAC